ATCTGGCTGAAATCCAGAGTGATGACCAGCTTGCCGGCCTTGCCGTGGTCAACCACGCCGGCGGCTACTTCGGAGAGGGCGTGCCCGATTTGGCTGGCGAACGCCCCGCCGTTCAGCTCTTCGAGGAATTCGGCGGTATCAGTTGGTGTGGACATGCGTGTTTCTCCGGTGGGGCCGGGAGCCCGCTTGGTGGGAGTTGGTGTTGGGTTTGTCGGCGGCGTTGGTGCACGCGTTTAATCGGTCGACGCATTGATGGCGCTGACCTTCGTTTTCTTGGTGCGGCTGGTGGTGCCGAACATAGGGGCGTTGGCGCTGGCGCCTGGCGGTATGTCCTGAATGCGCTTCCCGGTGGCCAAGTACTCAGCGGTCTGAGCTCTAAGCCGCGCGATCGCCTGCTTGTGCTGGTCCGGTACGCTCTCGCCGATCATTGGACCAACCTCAGGACCGGCTTGGCCTCAAGTTGCTGCGCGAAGTTCACTGCCTCCTTCCAGTTGTTGAACCCGCCGCGCAGGGCGCCGGTTGCGAGCTCAACAACGCTGTACGAGTTGCGCGCTTTGCTCAGCACCTGGAAGCGCACTTTGCTACCAGGCATTGCCCGATCCGTGCGCTTGCTGAACTCGCCGCGTGCGGCGCTTGAACGCTGGAGCAAAACCCCCAGCTCGACGATACGGTCTTGAAATGCCTGATGCATGGCGATTCCTCATGTGGTTGTGCGTGTACTCGTCAGCACTCTGGCCGCCTGACATAGGCCGATTGGGCGCAGGGGAGAGTGCTGACGGGTAAACGCCGTGTGAAAAAAAGCCCCATCGACGCGGGGCTTTTCATGTCGCTGGTTCACGAGGCCTCCCTACGTGAGCCTTTCTTGCTGGCGCCGCCTGATGCGGTAGGCCGGGTCAATGTCGTTTACATGGCTGCAAATCCTCGGGAAGTTGATATTCACAATGCAGGTGGGCGGTTATAGGCCGCAGTTTCGTCCGCATCGGAGAGTGATCGAAACACCAGGGCGCAACGCCTGCTTGTTTCCCGCCGCGTTTTTGGTATTGGCCGTCTCGCTGGTACCGGCTCAGGACATTCACGGGGCTTTGCGATCCTAGCGCTGCAGCCCGCTCGGGCACGCTTCGCTCACTCTCCGATGCAGCCTGGTCAGCGTTGAGGCGTTCCGGGTATCGGGCAGTTTTCGTCAGGCTGACGCTGGCGCTGGTTGTCTATCTGCCGACTGCTTCCAGTTCGGCGTGACTGTCTTGCAGGCGCTGGATCAGCTCCAGCCTTTCCTGGCCGGTCAGGTGGCGTGCTGCGAGGTACAGCCCCTCGGCCAGCTCGCCGTCAAACTTCATCGAGCCCGCCGGGTGTTCCAGTTCGATCGTGAGGTGTTTGGTGGCGTCCAAGGGCGACATGCGTTTCAGTCGTAGCTGCTGCTGGAAGAGCTACTGTCGCTTGAGTAGCTGCACGAGCTATCGCTTGATGAGCTGCTCGAATCGTAATCGGTGCTGTTGCTGTGGCTCGAGCAGTGATCCGACGACGGTTGAGGTGCGCTGTCGAACGTGGTGCTGAGCGGACTGAATGGGCTCAGCGGGTTCAGTGGATTGGTCAGATCCAAGCTGTTGTCAGTGCTGGAGGATCTTGCCGCCGTGCTCGATCGTGACGCGCGGGCTGCCGGCTTTGACATCAATGCCTCCTCGCCGCCTTGGGTAACCCGGAGCATTTGACCGCTGTCTATGTAGACAAGGCGTTGCGTGCACAACTGATCCCAGAGCGCAGGCCCGTTCGGCTCATACTCCACAAAGAAGTCATCCAGCGTCACCTTGCCGTCAGCGTTTTGGATGTATTGCAGAGCATCTAGTAGAGCAATATTCATCGGCGATTCTCCGGTTGATTTCCCGATGCAGCCTGTCGCCAAGCTGCATAAGTGAAATCGCGCTGAGTGTCGATTTAGTCTTCATCAGGTTCGGGCTCTCGGCCTGTGACCTCGTAGGCAAACGCCTTCCACTTTTCTTGGTCGCCTTCCGACATCGTGTCCCAGCGCTGCGCCTCGTCACGAGAAACAACCTCGCCACCCTTGAGCTTCAACGTTCCGCAATTGCTGCCGATGTCTTCATCCGCGAATACGACGGTGATCTCCACGTCAGGGTGTTTAGCGGAAAGGGCTTTGTAGACCGGCTCTGGACAGGACCATGCCGTCTCAAATTCCAGCATTTCCGAATTGGCAGAATCTGCCTGGTTGCAGGCGTTCCACTTTGTCCCCCATTCATCGCGGGCGAAGTCGAGGCTGTGGAAGTATCCGATCTGCCGCTTATTCCGCAGCATCTGAACGAACTGCTCGAACTGCTCATCGTTGAGCGTCAGCGCGCTTGTCCCCTGTCGGTTGGATTGCTGCAACGCGGCGATCAGCGGGTGGTTGTCGAGTGGCTGCTGCGTGATCACCTCTGCGCACTGCTCGGCGGCGCTATCGATGCCGTTCCAAGGGAAAGTGCCGGTGAAGGGGATCAGCATGTTGAAGTCGATCCGTCCTTCGGCATTGATCAGCGATTGCAGCATTTCCTTAGGGGCGCTGACTTTGTTGGGTACCCAATTCGGCATCTTGATTGCTCCGGTTGATTTCCCGTCTGGCCCTGTCGCCAAGGCCAGCCAGTGAAATCTTTCCCACTGCCGCCGGGGTGGCGGTGCGCACTGCTTGCCGGGTCATTCACGCGGTTCTGACGTTTCGTCATCGATCAGCCGTCCAGGGTTTTCCCTGTCGTTGGCAGGCTTTCCTCGTTCGCCTGTCTAATCGCCGGTCGCCGGTAGAGGCAATGCGGTCTGTTGATTTGTTGCGGCTGGTTGTTAAAGAGCGGTTCGATTCGTGAGGGCCTGTTGAGGCTGCTTCGTCTCGATGGGCGAACAATAAGCCAATGCCTAATGCCTGTAAATAGGTAATGCCTAATTATTTTCACGCAGTCCTCTGCTTGGGAAATCGCGCCGGTTGAGTGTTACTTTTTTGGATCCCCTGCGATAAGCTCTGCATACTGTATGTATATACAGCTTTCACTGAGGAGGATTTATGGCGCGTCAGAACGACAGGAAAGAGGCAGTACCGAAGCCCATGAGCGGAATGGAGCGGCTATCGCTGCGCGTGTCGTCGATGATCAATCACCCGATCGCCCAGGAGCGGAGGGAGGTCAGGATTCATCGGCTGGATACGGACGGGGAGAGGGAGTGGGGCGAGATCGTTAGCGCGCTTTCAGAGGCGGACGGGATTGAGCTGGCGCACAATCACGAAGATGCGTCGATCACATTGAGGTGGGAGCCGACGGCGGATGACGAGATGCCCGCCCAGGCTGCAGATCCATTTGAGCCAGAAGAGCCTGCGCCTTTCTGAAAAGCATGAAAAAGCCCGCTCACTCGGCGGGCTTCTCAATTGAATCTCTAAAAGATGTCAGGCGGCAACAGTTGCCCTAGGAATATCTGCATCAGGGACGCAAACCCCAGCTTTGAAGAACATCACCTCATCACCCACGTACCGCGCTTGAGCGGTGTAGTGGAGCCCATAGCTGAGCGCTTCGTTCCGACGGTACATCTCGCAGATTTCTGGGGCATCATCATATGACACTACCCATGGCCTTTCGAAGCTGGCTGATTGAAGCAGCTCTGCGATCTGCAGATGATCGGCATGCTTGTAGAAGTTCCGATACAGTCCTCGCCCCTTAACATAGTAGGGAGGGTCTAGGTAGATCAATGATTGCTCAGGCAAGAACTCTGAAGCACGACTTAGTAGGGCGTATGCATCCTCGCAATAGACCGAAATCTGATCTGAATGACGTGCAATCCGATCAAGACGGGCGGCGATCATATCTTTGCTGAAACGAGCATCAAGCTTGTATGTCCCGGTTTGGGCTTTGCCGCCAATCACACCGCCCTTGAGGATGCCAGAACGATTTGTCCGGTTCACGAAAAGCGTGGCAAAGCCTTTCTCCGTGACAGAGGCATCTTCAGCTTGCTCAATCATCACTGATCGCCAGTGGTGCCACTGATCCATTGTGATCGGTGTGTCCCATAGCAGTTTTAGCAGGCCTTCAGGGTCAGACGTCGCTGCCAGCCAGAACGCGTAAACCGCGGGGTCTAGATCGTTGACATGAACATGAGAAGCATGTCCGTCAAAGAGTAGCTCCAGCGCCACCCCAGCGCCGCCAGCGAATGGCTCGAGATAATGCCCTCCATTCAAGCCATTTGCGCGCATAATCTCGGCGATGAAAGGCGCAAATCTAGCCTTCCCTCCAGGGTATCGCAGTGGGCTATACAGCTTGTTGGAGTACATGTGGTCTCATCCTTTGAGGTTTGACAGCCTCAGTTTAGCGGCCGGCAGTATACTTGGCCAGCCTTGAACCATACCCAAAGGGATGGATATTTCGACCAAAGGTCAGCCTAGAACTGCGAGCTTGACGGTGTCCACGCCAAAGCCTTTGGTCAGGGTGTTCCTGAGCAGCTTCTCAAATGAGTCACGGAAGGCATCGCAAGCTACCGGATTTTGCTTCGCCCACATTCTGTACGGATTTTTGCCGACGGGCCCGTTTACCATCTTAAGGAAGTCTGCGTTGTGAGCGAAGTCTTTGAATATTACGCGAAGAGCTTTCTTGTTTGGCGTTTTTTGATTTTGGTACGCATCCGCAAGATCTGCCATTGATATGGAAACTGCGCCTGCAGGAATTTTTAGGGCGCTCCGAATTTCTTCGACAGACTTCAAAAAAACCAATCGCGTATACATCGCCTTGTTTTTCCAAAACTCATCTGTAGCGGGCAGGTTGAAGAGGAACTCGAATATTAGTTGGTCTGGAGGCAGCTGAGAAGGCAGCAGGATGACACTGGGATATTTTGAGGTGCCTTCTACATCTCCGTCTAAAACTACAATACTTTTATGAGCGAATTCAGGTATTTTTCGCTCGATAAGTTTTATATATTCGCTACATCCAAGAGCGACGTCCTTGAGTTTGTTGACTGCCTTGTTGATCGTTCTGGATGTGATTATTGCGGAGAATAAATCGGCGCACTCTCGATCCTCAAAATACGTGTTTACCAGCGGAAGCGATACTTCATTATCGAAGGCAACCGTTTTTTGATGTAGATCGGCATATATCTCAGGCCAGCTAAAGTTGTTCTGAGCAGTTATTGAGCCGTAGCTGTCAGTCAAGTAGATGGTTTTATTATCTGAACTTTCAGATTTATTGGTGGCGTGTATTTCCTCGATCATCGTCGGGGAGTGGGATGTCATGATTACCTGCAGATTGAGTGCTTTGCATTCTTTATTTAAGAACTTTAGAAGCTCAAGCTGCGCAGCTGGAAACAAACCGGCATCAGCCTCGTCGATAAGTAGAAGTCCACCCTTGTAATCTGGGTACTCCTCCTTTAGTTTTCTGAATGAGAACACTGCCATAAGAATCTGGCCAATGTTGTCTTCGCCCGCAGACACCGAATCTTGGTCATATTCGTCGCTGTGCGCAGCCACAGATGGGATTGTGCCCGCAGTAGCTGTGAGTTGGGTGCTGCTAAATTTACCCAATATTTCTTGAGTGCATTTGAGGAACTCGGACTTGTTATTCTCTAAATAAGCGAGGTCGTGCTCAGTATATCGGTCTCGAAGAGAGATTGGCATTAATCGCTTTAAGCTTAAGTAGATAACCGGGTGAGTGGCATTCCTGCTACTATTAGTCCCAGAGACAGATGTGTTGCCGCGGACGACAGGACGAGGTTGTGCTCGGTCCACCGAGTTGTAGAGCTTCAGGCTAAACTCTGCCGGCGAATCTGTATATCCATCATGAATGCGTAGTAGTGTGTCCATTGAGCCAGAGGTGTCAAACCGTTTTGAAAGTCGAAAATGTTCTGAGATTTGCGACTTGAAGTTGTCTCCGGAAAGCGTTTTGAATGACAGTCTCGTATTTTTTGTATAATCCATTCTGAAGCTGAATACTTGTGCAGCAATGCCTAGTATGGAAGACTTGGATGTCCCATTTTTACCGCATATCAAAGTGATTCTGTTTGCGATATCGATGTGTACATTGTCTAGTCCCCTAAACTTTTTTATCTCTATCTTCAGTAGTTTAGTGATAGGTGGCTTTGCCATTTAGATTCCATTCCAAGTTTCGTAGTGTTACAACTTTCATTTAGTTTTAAAAGGGGTTTGTGCTCACACAAGGTTCCCGTTCCAGACAAACAGCACCCGCGCCTGTATGTAGGTCTCGTCGATGAAAATGTCCTCAGCCTTGTGCTTGCGGTTGTCCGAGATCATCTTGAATTTGTCCTTGCCCTTCATCTGCAGGCGCTTGATGTACTGGAAGCCGCCATACGAGAAGTAGTAAACGCCATCGCCGATGAATTCCTTGATGCTGATGTCCACCAGGCACGGATCGCCGTGCTTGATCGTGGGCGTCATCGACTGACCCCAACCGGTGATGACCTTCAGGTTGTAGTGTTCCTTGAACTCGACACCGATAGAGCGCAGATGAGAAGGGCTAATGCGTATGTCCTGAAGCAGCTCCGGGAAGTCATGAGCCACCTCACCATCACCCAGCGCGCCGCGCACGTCGTAGTGCGCAATCCAAACCTCATCGCCAACTTTGCCTGGCCTATAAGCGTCGTTCACCAGGACGCTGACAGTCCCCTCTGGCTCAATGCCCTCGGCAATCGCCAAAATCCTCTGCAGACGATCCTCGCCCAGACTTTTGCCCGCCAGCATTTCGCGAACCTTGTCCGATGCAGATGCCGATGCGGCAGAACCATTCTCGTGCACCGTTAACCCAGAGTGCTCGGAAGGTTCGTCAGTTACGTTCGAGTAAGAAAAGCCCGGGCGCAAACCCCAGTGCTCTGGCCCAACCACATCCGAAAAATAGGCGATAACGTCCATCAGCTTCGACTTGTCGATCCTGCCGTTATTTACCCAGCCCTGTATCGACGGAGGCTTCACTGAGAAGTCGTCTGCGAGTTTCTTCTTTGATACGCCCTTGGCGATCCGCGCGGCCTCGATGGCGGCGCCTAAATCCGGTCCGGTAAGCATTGCCTAATGTAGCCTTTCGATTGGTTGGTTAGGCAATGGCTTGTGTTGCGATAAGGTAATGCCTTATATTCGCAGCGCAATCTCCAGGAGAGAACTCAATGAACTCAGCAGAAGCAGCCAAAAAAGCATCCCGCTTGCTCGGCAGCCAAGCGGAAATGGCGCGCCAACTGCGGGTCACTGCGCCCACCGTCAACCAGTGGTGTTCCGGAGAGCGCGCCGTTCCTGCCAAGCGCGCCATCGAAATCGAGGCGCTCACCAGAGGCGCAGTAGATCGCGCCGAGCTTTGCCCATCTTTTCCATGGGCGCAGATCCAGCCTTCATCAAGCCAAGCACTTTCTGTCGCCTAACCACGCCACCAGCGTGGTGGTTGTTGATTGGTGGAAACATTTTGCAACGCGTGATGGCACCCAGCCACTGAAACAAATTTGAGGGTTTACGAATGGAAGATTTCTTGCGGGCTTGCCACACGACGGTGAAAGAGAGCGGAGCCGAGGAGCTCGCCGGGAAGATGTGTCTTGCCCATGTGAGCCTGCTGCAGCGCTCAAACCCGGACAACGCAGCACACCACCTCACCATCGAGCACCTCTTCGGGATTCTGCTGCACACCCAGGACATGCGTCCTCTGCTGGCGCTGGCGGCCGGGTTCAACTTCGACTTGGTGGCGAAGGACCAGCCGATACCGATCGATGTTCATCAAGCGCTGAGTCACGTTGCCCTAGAGATCTCCGAGGTCACTGTCGAAACGCATCGGGCCATGGCTGATGGTCGAGTGGACCAGGTTGAGCGCGCGCGAATCATGCGCGAGATCGTTGAGGCACAGAAAGCCCTCGACGTTCTGAAGGCGTCACTAAAGGCAGCCTAAATCGCAGGCATAAAAAAGCCGGGATTGCGGCCCGGCTTCTTCAACAACACTTGTGAGGTCCGATTATGCACACCACGATCACCCAGAGCAATAGTCCTCCTGATTCGTCAGCGTTGGCAGGGGTACGAAATATGACGCGCCAGGTTATGTCCTCCCGCGAGATAGCGGACTTGGTCGGCTCTCGCCATGACAGCGTGAAGCGAACAGTCGAGCGACTCGTTGAACGCAAGACGGTGAGTGTTCCACCAGTGGTGGAATACCGGGATGGCCTTGGCAGGGCGGCCACGGAGTACCAGATCTGCAAACGCGACAGCTTCGTCATTGTTGCCCAGCTCAGCCCCGAGTTCACAGCCGCGCTTGTTGATCGTTGGACCGAGCTGGAAGCGCAGCAGATGCCATCCCTTCCTGACTTTTCTAATCCAGCCGCTGCGGCGCGTGCGTGGGCAGAACAGTTCGAGCTCCAGCAGGCAGCGGCGCAGGAGCTCCGCATCGCAGCGCCCAAAGTTGCGTTCGTCGACCAATACGTAGAGGCGGGTGGCTCTATGAGCTTTCGTCAGGTGGCAAAGCTGCTCAACGCGAAAGAGCGGCAATTTCGCCAGATGTTGCTGGACAAGGGCGTCATGTACTACCTCGGGGGCGTTCTTACTCCATCCAGCCAGCACCAGGCTGCGAAGCGTTTCGAACTCAAGACCGGCACCAGCGAAGCCAACGGCCACGCGTTCGCCCAGGCGCGTTTCACGGCCAAGGGCGTCCAGTGGATTGCTGGTGTCTGGGCTGCGTATCAGCTGGAGAAAAGCAATTGAGCACGATCATCATGAGCGCCTGCTGGCCGCTCCAAGGCATGAGCGGCCCGCAGAAGGCCGTACTGATCTCGCTGGCGGACAACGCCAACGATGAGGGCGTGTGCTGGCCGTCGGTGGCTCGCATCGCGCAGCGCACCTGCTTGAGTGAGCGCACCGTTCAGACCGCAATCAAGTGGCTGACTCAGGTCGGTCTGCTGGAAATCCGTGAGCGCATGGGGCGCTCGACCGTTTATACCTTGACCCCTGCGTCATATGCACCCCCGCAGGAGATGCACCCCGCAGTAGCCGCACCATCACCCCCGCAGCTCACGACAGAAACCCCCGCAGCAGCCGCACCCAGAACCGTAATAGAACCATCAAGTGAACCGTCACCTCTTGGCGAAGGCGCGAAATCGGAAGCGAAGGCCAAAGCGAAATGCTCACCTCAAGCAATCGTTGACCTGTTCAACCAGAGGCTTCCCGAGCTACCCCGCGTTGTGATGCTCACACCGGACCGTATCGCCAAGATCAACGCCCGTTGGAACCAGAGCCCCGTTCACCAGGACCTCGAGTTCTGGGGCGATTTTTTCGACTTAGTCAGAGCGAGTCCATTTTTGATGGGCCTGGTCACCGGCAAGGACAAACCGTTTCGCTGCAACTTCGATTGGCTGGTACTGCCATCGAACTTCGTGAAAGTCGTCGAGGGTAACTTCCGTGCGTGATCCCTACAGTCTCGAATCCGAGCAGAGCGTGCTCGGCGCGATGATGCTTCGCCCTGAGCTGATCGACATCCTGTCGGCCGATCTGTGCGCTGAAGACTTCTACCTTGCCGATCACGCCGAAATGTTCCGTGCCGTGATGGCGTTGCATTCCGACAGCAAGCCGGTCGACGCGGTCACGGTTGGCTCCCGTATCGGTGAGTTCTACGAAGGCGGCAGCGCTATCGCTTATGCCGCTGAAATCGTCAAGAACACTCCGAGCGTGGCTAACGCACGGTCTTACGCCGAGACAGTTCGCGAGCGCAGTCTGGATCGGTCGCTGATCAGCCTCGGCGCACGCATCAACGAGATTGCGTTCAGCGATCAGCCTACTGCCGACAAGATCGCTTACGCCCAGTCCGAGGCGCTGGCGCTGGAGGGCGAATCCGCGACCGCCGAGGTCATCAAGGCCGAAGACATCTTGGACGATTACATCGAAGTCCTTCAGGCGCGCGCTGACCGTGGCGACGGCATCGATGGCTTGTCCACCGGCATTCCTGACTTGGACGAAAAGCTGCAGGGGCTGAAGCCCGAGCAGTTGATCGTCATCGCCGGACGCCCAGCGATGGGGAAAACCACTCTGGCGATGAACATCGTTTCGGAAGCGGCCATTCGGCAGAAGAAAAGCGTCATGGTCTTCAGCCTTGAGATGAGCCAGACGCAGCTGATGGATCGGTTCATGGCCGCCGAAGGACGTGTGCCGCTGCAGCTGATCAAGAACGGCAAAGCACCACACGATTACGGCGCCGAGCTGATGTCGGCGGCGGGCAAGATCAAAAATGCTGACCTGTTCATCTCTGACCGCGCCGGCATGACTATCAACCGCATCAGATCCGCGGCGCGCCGTCACAAGCGCCGCTACGGCCTTGACCTGATAGCCATCGATTACCTCCAGCTTCTCGACTCTGATCTGACGGGCGCGATCCGTGAGCAGGAAGTCAGCTACATGACCCGCAGCGCGAAGAACATGGCCCGCGAGCTCCAGGTCCCGGTGGTTCTGCTCAGTCAGCTGTCCCGCAAGTGCGAAGAGCGACCCAACAAGCGCCCGATCTGCTCCGACCTGCGCGAGTCCGGTGCAATTGAGCAGGACGCCGACATCATCCTCTTCGTCTACCGGGACGAGGTTTACAACGAGAACAGTGAAGCCAAGGGCGTCGCTGAAATCATTATCGGCAAAGGACGCGACATCGAGACCGGCACAGTGCGCACCGCGTTCCTCGGCCAGTACAGCCGATTCGAGCAGCTCTCCGGGAGCTGGGTCGCTCCACCGAAAGTCGAGAAGGTGACGAGCCTGGCCAGCCGGTACGGCAGCAAGGAGCGTTTCTGATGGCCTTTACCGATTCTCGTATCCAGCAGCTGCTTGCCGGCCAGTCCTCCACCGCTCGGAAGATATTCGAGCACGTCCCCATCCAGCAGCCGTGGAGCGCTCACGACATTCATTGCGCCGCGCTCGCAGCGAACGCCACCTCTGTCGCTGTGCACGCGGTCCGCCGCGCGCTTGGCGAGCTGAAGGACGCCGGAATAATCCGCGAGCCAGTGGGCAGCAAGTATCAGCGCGACGCCGTAACCACAAAATTGAGGATTGAAAAGCCCATGCCGAAGCCTGCCAACGAAACCGTCGTTCCCCTCAAGAAGGCAGATGTCCAAGCGCTGGATGCGCTGGTGGGGCTCTCTGCGGAGGTCATCAATCTGGCTAACGATATCGGTGCACGCCTGAAAGGCCTGGCTACACGTATCGAGGAGGTCGCTCTTTCGGTTGAAGTGGAGCGCGATACCAACGCCGAGGCGCTGGGCAAGCTCAAGCAGCTCCAGACGTTGCTGCAGGGGATCGCACAGTGAGCGCGCTCAATACCCAGGTGTCCGGTGACCACTACAAGTCGCTGAAGATTCAGCCCATCGAATTCATCCACGCCAACGGCATTCCCTTCGCCGAGGGTAGCGTCATCAAGTACGTGACGCGCTGGCGCGCCAAGGGCGGTATCGCCGACCTGGAAAAGGCCAAGCACTTCATCGAGCTGCTGATCGAACTTGAGAAAAAAGCGCAGGGGCTCGCCGAATGAAGACTCTCCACGCGCTGATCCGCGTTTTGTGCTGCGCCGTTTTTCTCATGGAGTTCGGCTACTCGCACCAGGTGAGTCCGGTCGAGTTCCAGTTCGGAGGTGGCCAGTGAAGCAGACCAAGTTCACCAAGGCCGCGCGGGGCCGCGACTGCCAGATCCGAATCCCGGGCGTGTGCAACGGCAATCCGGAAACCACCGTGCTGGCGCATCTCCGCATGGCCGGTACTCGCTGCGGGACCGGCCTGAAGCCGCACGACTTGCAGGCCGCCTGGGCGTGCTCGGCCTGTCACGACGCCGTCGACGCGCGCCGCAATACCGGATTCAGCCGTGAAGAACTCCGCACGATGCACATGGAAGGCATGGTGCGGACCATCGACATTCTTGTCAGCGAAGGGAAGGTGGCAGCTTGAACAGCCCAGCAATGATGTTCGGCGGGATCCCGGTGGTCATCTCCGAGCTCCTACCGGCTACGAAAACGATCAAGTGGCGTACCGAGCGCAAGTGGTGCCACTGGAAGAGCCGCCCTGAGCTTCGGTACCGCATCCACGCCAAACAGGTGCCGTGCGAAACGGTGCTGATGCTCAACGGCAGCGCGGTCATGTCCTCGGCTAGCTGGGCAAAGATCGAAGTGGAACTCGCTGCGCGGGGTGCGGCATGAGTATTGATCCCGGTTTCAAGCCGGCCATACGCCTGGCCTCGTTGACGACCATCGTGACTGCCGCCGTGGCTTTCGCCCTCGGGTACTACTTCCCGCGCGATCTGGAGCTGCAGTCTTTGGCGCCTGTTGAATTCCGCTACGAAGTAACCCCGGAATCGGCCAAATACCTCCTCCTTCGCGATGCTCCGAAGTGCGAGGTGTTCCCATGACTTGGTCCCAGCTCAAGGCTCTTCTAAATAACTCCACGGTGGTCAGTTCGGGGCGGGACAGCTTTGCTTTCGGTCCGGCCCGCGAGCCGGCGAAAGGCGCGGGCAAATGAGGCTGTTCAAGGCAAAGGCCACCCGCGCGAAGCCGGTCGACCGCGAAGGCTTGGAGCAGGCCGCGCTGATCAAGGAACTAGAACTGTCCCTACCTGCCGTGGCCGCTTTGATCTACCACGTTCCCAACGGCGGGCACCGTCACAAGCTGGTCGCCATCAAGCTGAAAGGGCAGGGAGTAAAAGCGGGCGTGCCAGACCTGGTGCTGCCGATGGCGCGCGGCGGCTACTTCGGCCTTTACCTCGAGTTCAAGGCGACCGCGCCGAACGATGCAGCGGTGTCGGCCAGCCAGCACGCGTGGATCCGCCGTCTTAATGATCAGGGCTATCTGGCGATCGTGTGCCGGGGCCACTTCGATGCGATGGAGCAGATCCGCGCTTACCTTCGACTCGCTCCTACAGTGGTGGCCGCATGAACTATCAATTTAAGGCTGGCGATCTGGCAATCATCGTGGGTGCCAACTCGCTGACCCAGAACATCGGTAAGCAGTGCCAACTCCGTGAATTCGTGCAGAGCGGGGACTGTTACGTTGCGCCGAATGGTGTGGTTTATCGGCACGATGATGTCCCTTGCTGGACGCTGGTCGGTGACGATCTGGTCGCGGACATCGAAGACGAGGTGGTGCGGCTTGGCTTCGGCATCCACGAGCCTCGACATCTTATGCCCCTGCGCGACGACTTCGCTCCCGCTCAGCTGAAGACCAAGGCGGTACAGGCATGACGACCGCAGCCGTGAAGATCACCGACGCCGAAATCAAACGGCAGGCGGCCGGTACGGTTCGCGATCTGCGCGATTACGAGCATCGAGGACTCTACCTGCGCTTTGCCAAAACCCGCGCCCGGGCGTCGTGGTTCCTGGTGGTGCGTGGCAAGTGGAATCGGATCGGCAGTTACCCGGACCTGTCCGTCAAGCAGGTCATCGCGGCGCTGCCTGACATCCGTCTGCGCCTGGACGCCGGCGCAAGCACGAACCTTTCAAAGTGGCTGACGGTGGGCGAGCTGCTGGAGTGGTACGCCGAGCGCATGTCTCGCGATCGTAGCCTCTCCGACAAGCGCAAAGACACTGCCGCCTCCGCAATCAAGTGTCACCTCCTGCCGCGCCTCGGCTCTGCATCACTGACCGATATAGACAAGGCATTCCTCGACCGTGAGCTGATGTGGCCGATGCAGGAGACGCTGTCCATCGATTACGTGCGGCTGGTCTTCCAGCTGCTGGCGCTGGCATTCCGTCAGGCCCACAAGCTGGGTCTGATCGCGAGCAATCCTCTGACCGGGATCAAGTTCAGCGACTTCTCGAAGGCGAAGGTCACCGTCAAGCCGTCACGGCTCCGCGGTGTCCACATCGAGGAGCTTCTGCAGCTGCTGCTGCGTGAGCTGTTTCCCATCCCGAACGACGCGATCCTGGCGCTGATGATGCTTTGCCATGGCACCCGTATTGGTGAAACCCGCCAGGCGCGCTGGGACCACATAAGCCTTGCCGAACAGGTCTGGTTTATCCCGGCGGCTGACACGAAGACCCGGGTGGAGCATTACTTGCCACTGACCGAGGCTGTCCGGCACCTGCTGATGCTGTATCGCCAGGTGCAGCAGAACCGAGGCTACACCGGCCCATTCCTGTTCCCTGGACGCCGAGGCAAGCCGCTGAGCGAGAGCCAGGCCAGTGCAGTGTTCACGCGGCTGGGTAAGGGCGAGTGGACCAGTCACGATCTGCGCAAGCTGGCCCGCACAGGCTGGGCAGATATCGGGATCGACCACCTGATCGGCGAGCTGCTGATCAACCACGCGATGGGCCACAACGTGAAGGTGTACATCCAGTCCGACGTGATGGCTCGCAAGCGTGACGCGCTGGAGAAGTGGCACCGCCATCTAGACGGCAAGGGGCTGAACATCATTCTCGGATTGACCGGCTTTAGATTTGAGGACTCCGACAAATCCCTACAGGCCACGGCGCACATGGCCTGCAACCCTATTCAAGAATCAACCATAGGCGAGGTTTCAAAAGCATGAAAAAGAGCCATGGCCCTGCCTTTCGCCGGGAATTGAAGTTCATCGTTGAGTGCAACATCTGTCGAGGCACAGGCATTTACACCGGGGTCTTTCACCAGATGACCTGTGAAAACTGTCACGCCTCGGGCTGGGTGTGTGGCCGCACCCTGAAGACCCTGCCGCTAATCGACGTCGTCCAGGTGCTTAACGTCAGGCTGCGGGAAGCGCTTGCAGAAATAGCCAAAGCCAACCGCGCCATTGGCGGCGCGCACGAACAATACGAACAGAACAACCGCCGCGGTGCCGGCGGATCGAATTACACCGGGGATTGAGGGCAGGCCATGAGCTTTTATCGTGATGTTCAATCAGCAGTCGTGAGAGCGCTTGCTGCCGAAACCATAAACAGCGCTGGGGGGTGTGACTTCAAGCCGAAGGTACAAGCGGCCAAACAGAAGGGGGAGATCGTTGGTAAAGAGGCGGCTTTTCTCGTCGACTGCATGGTGTTCAGCCGCCTTCACAAGAACTTGGCTGCACACCACTGGCGCGCCTTAGTAGCGAAGTACTCGACCCATACGGATCGCAAGCACGCAGCGATTGGGGAACTCGTAAAACAGTTCCAGTCGCCTGCGCCCGAGCGATTTCGTCACTGCGCAATTGTGACCTGGGCAATGCCGCGGCTCGCCGGTGTGGAGGGTAAGCGCAGCACCAACGTCCTGCCGGCTGGCTGGTATGACATGGACAACTGGAGCGATGAGCCTCGTCCGATCAAAACCCAGGAGCGGTGGAGGCGCGATATCCGCAAGAGCTTGGAAAGCATGGTTGATCAGGCTCTAGTTGAGGCTCAGCACATTCTTGACGATGAGGGACTGTTAGTTTCAGCGGTCGCTTGACTGGTGTTGCTCCAATGAGCCATTATCGCCACATCCTGTCATTCCTGCGTGTGTAGGACTGCGTCGCGAGCCTCGCCAGAGAAATCTGCCGGGGCTTCGTCATATCTGGCTATTGGAGGCTGATATGACAAGAGCGCAACGACGCCACGACACCCGCCGCATCAAATCGAAGTTTCACAAAGCGCAGAAGACCAAGCAGTGGGAAGCATCACCACGGCACGCTGGAATATTCGCCAATCACGGTAAGGTCTGTTCCTGCTGGATGTGCTGCAACCCACGCAAGCTGGGCCTAGTATCCCTTCAAGAGAGGCGCGCGGCATCGCCCCTCGACGTGCTTGAAGAACTCCGACCTGGTTATTCAGTCGACGAAATCTAGCTCAGCCCCCATCTCGCGCATCTGCGCGTAGATCGCCTCAAGTTGCTCCGGTTCAAGGGTCAGCCTGGCTGCAATGAAGAAGAGCATTTGCGCGCTGACCTCGCGTGGTTTTGCCCCGCCTGTGTATTTGCGCCATTGCCGCCCATCAGACAGCCCAGCTAAATCAGCCATGCCGTTGCCAGTCAGTTCGAGGCGGGTTTTCAGCGCTTCCAAAGCGACTGTACTCGGCGGCGAATAGTGCTTGATGGTTTTCATGTCGGCCTTATGAGAAGCCCCGCTCTTGCGGGGCTTTTGATTCAGGAGAGGTATTTGCTAAGCGCCAGTGTCGCTGCGGCTACCGCACCGACCAATCCTGATGCCATCACCAGTGGATACCAAAGTGCTTCGCGGCTCATCTTGTGGGCTTCGGAGCGGAACTTGACGGTCTCAGCGTTCAGCTTGCTGGTCTCAGCCATAAGCTTCGCGATCTCCGAGTGGATCTTCTCGAGTTCGGCGTTGGTCATTTCGATGCTCATTTGTTCTTCCCCTTGGGGTTGTCGGGCCGGGCGATGTGCGCTTCCCATGGGTTTTATATTAGGCCCATTGGGCCTAAGTGTCAATTGTGTTTGGAAAGATTTTTGTAGAACGCCATAGCCAGGGTGGTTCCTCCGGGAGTGGCCTGGACGTCGATAGCCGGAAGTGCGGCGTACGGTAATAACACCGGCAGCCAATGGGCCTCATTACCTCGATTGTTCCGGGGCGGCTTTGGCGGGCAGCGTGGGAAGACACGCAACTATTCCGAGCCTCAGCATCCGCTGGGGCTTTTTCGTTTTCAGCTCCGCCACACCCATCGCTCCAAGCTGGGAGTGCTGCGGGGCTGATTCATTTCCGATCCCGAAAGGGTGGATGTCGGACTACGACGAACATGCCTGAAAAATCACCTGACTTCTGGGCGCAGGTCTGGCTCGTCCTGTCGAATCCGCTCTGGCAAGGAGCGATCATGGCCGCAACCATTTCACTACTGCGCGTGCTGTACGAAGGAAAAGAGGCCAACAAATGGCGGGTCGTACTTGAGGCGCTGATCTGCGGTGCGTTGAGTTTGTCAGCCAGCAGCGTCATCGAGTGGATGGCCTGGCCGTCGAGTCTGTCGGTAGCCGCCGGCGGCACGATCGGCTTCATCGGCGTCACGGCCATACGTGAACTGATCATCCGGTTCCTCGGACGCAAGGCGGATTCGCTATGAGCCTCGAACCCGTTGTCGCAGTAGCCAAGGCCGGTTCCACATTGCGAGCTATCGCAGCCGCCAGCGTGATTGTCATCGTGATGAGCTTGCTGATCGCTATCCAGCAGATCCGTGTGGTCACGCTGCAAGGTGCTGTCACTGTCGAGTCAAAAGCCAAGCAGGAAGCGGTGGACGCGAACAACGCCAGCCAGGCGACGATCACCACGCTGAAGGCTGAGGCTGAACGCAATGCTGCTTACACCGCCGACCTGAACAAGCGGATCAAAGCCAGCGAAGAAAAGGCCAAGAAGGCGAGGAAGGATTTCGATGATCTCAAGCGCAACAGCAAACCTGTTCGTGATTGGGCTGCTCAGCCTTTGCCTGACGGCCTGCGCGGCAAGGCCGCAGGTGGTAACAAAGACAACAGCCATAAGGCTGGAAGCCCCTGAGCTGATCCCCTGCGAGCGGGTAAATGCAGACGACACAGACCTGCGTGACAACGGCGACGTGTGGGAACTGAAGGATCAGGCCATCAAGCTGCTGGACACCTGCGCCGACCAGGTCGATGCGCAGATCGTGCGCAGCCAAAGCAAGTGAAGAAGTCCTGGTACGTCACAGTGCCGGGATACCCACCATTCCCCATGATCATGCAGGAAGACCACGACCACGCTGGTGCCTTGGCATTTGCGCGTTGCAAGTGGCCGACCTGCACCATTCTATAACCGAGGTCCGCCATGCCACGTAAACGAGCCCCAGAACCAGTGACCGAGATCATTCAGTCCACCGAAGTACCCACAGCCGCACCTGGCTCCAACGAGGTCGGGCTGCTCGATCAGCGCATCACCTCGGCTCTTAATGAGGCTAAAGCAGGTGGGTTGCCGATGGGTTTCATCGTTGCGGTCCTTCATGCACACGCCTTGCGTGAAACCCAAGCGCTGATCGGCTGACGGTGAACTGATCATGGCCTGTAGTGGATGCGCCGCCCGGCGCGAGCGAATCAAGAAGTGGTCGAGGGTAGCCTATGAACGAGCAGCTGATCTCCTTGCTGGAAAGAGTAACGGCAGCACAGGAAGCGCAGGCGAAAGCGATGCAGGGGATGGCCGAGCGTCTCGACCTGCTGATCCAGGCGCTGGCCGAGGATGAGCCCGAGGACCCCAATGCTCTGCCGCTCACCTACATGGATGGCACGCCATGCCGCTGAGGCCGCAGAAGCCATGCAACGCACAGGGTTGCAACATGCTGACCCGCAACCCTCGGTACTGTGATGCCCACCAACAAGTTGGCAAGCAGTTCGAAGTGAAACAGCGTGAGAAGCAGCGCGAGACTAGCAGCCAGCGAGGGTACAGCTACAAGTGGCAGCAGGCCCGCAAGTCATACCTGGCCAAGCACCCGCTGTGCGCCGAGTGCGAGCGACAGGGACTGGTGGTGGAAGCTACCGATCTCGACCACATCGTGCCGCACGGTGGCGACAAGGAGGCGTTCTGGGTTCGCTCCAACTGGCAAGGCTTGTGTCACCCATGCCATAGCCGCAAGACGGCGGCAGAGGATGGCGGATGGGGCAACACAAGGGCGTCTCGTGCCGGTGTTGGTGAATGAGATCGATTCTCGAAAATCTTCTCGAAATTGTCGAGAATGAGAAAATTTCTCATTTCTTGGGGTGGGGAGGGCCAAAAGTCTGGCACCTTTGGCTTCTAGACCGCGCCCTCAGTCGTTTTTTTACACCCGCGAAATTAAAAATTCAGGAGTTGCGCGATGGGAGGCACCGCCACGGTCGCCGGCCGTGGTCGCAAACCCAAGCCAACGGCCAAGAAAGCACTGGCCGGAAATCCGGGCAAGCGTGCGCTGAACACCGCCGAGCCCCAGTTTTCCAAGATCACCCAGATCGACCCACCGGAGTGGTTCAGCCCTCGGGCGGCCACCATGTGGAACATGATAGTTCCGGAGCTGTTGCGAGAGAACGTCGTTGCAATCACCGATCTGCATAACGTTGAAGCCTTCTGCAGCGCCTATGACAACTGGCGCATGGCGCAGGAGTCGATCAAGGAGTTCGGCATTGTGGTGACCGGGGCTACCGGCGGCCCAATGAAGAATCCAGCGCTGACCGCGGCAAACGAAACGATGCGCCAGATGGTGACGTTCGGATCAATGCTTGGCCTGGACCCGGCGAGCCGCACGCGCTTGATCGGTGGAAACAAAGAAAAGGAAACCAACGAGTTCGCCAAATTACTGAGTAGCTGATGGCCAAATCCGCCCACCCCAACGTCGACAAAGCGATTGCGTGGGGTCGGTCATTGCTTCGCGGGAAGGTACCGGCCTGCCGTTACATTCATCAGGCGGTGCAGCGCCACTTCGACGACGTGGCTGCCAGCCGCAAGCGCGGGTTCCGCTTCAAGTTTGATCCCGCCAAGGCTGAAAAAAAGCTGAAGCTAATGCAGCTGCTGCCGCACACGAAAGGCG